TTTCAGGTCTCCACCAGCAAGGGCCGTGGACCCTGCACTGCCGACAAAGCCTGCTACTGCGGCAACACCGGCTGTAGAAGTAACGCCTATGGCAGCGGCTGCAGCTGGCCCGAGGAAGAAAGCCAAGGCCAAAGTGGTCACAATACGACCGACCTTGGACCGCACAAACTTCTTGGCGGCTCGAGCTATCTTAGACAGGCCCTTCTTGATGCCTTTGAAAAGCCCCTTGAGAAAGAACTCAGGCAGGCCAGTGTTGGGATTGATCGTGCCGCTACCGCCCATCTGGCGCAGGATTCGCGCTTCACGGGGCGAGATGTGGGCGAGCATGGTGTCGCCGTAACGTCCCTGTTGCGCCATGGCAGCCGCCATAGGCTTCAAAGTAGCTAGGCCGCCTTGAGCAAAACCTTGAGGAGGCAACTGGCTGCCCCCAGTGGCGCGAATCTCGTCTACTGCAAGATTCAGAGCGCCGAAAAACTCAGGGTCAAAGGTAGGAGGAAGCATCTCCTCAGGAATATCTTGAGCCAAATACTTGGCACGAATTTCTGGATATCGATCAGGAGACGCCAGAACCTCGTCTACCATCTGATTCAAGACATCCAACGCCTCTGGGGGCAGCTCCAGACCACGCAGCTCGGCCTTGAACTCGGCCACAGCCAGCGGGTCGGCTTCTGCTGCCGTGCTTAGAAGGTCTTCTGAAAACTCAGACGGAGGGATTTCCTGCCGCATTTGTTCAAATACAGCAAGGTTCTCTGGAGTCATTGTTTCTGCAGGCCCAGCAGGGGCCTGTGTGGCGGCTTGGGGAGGGAGTCCCGCCATTCCCGGCATCGCTTCAGCCATGTCCTATCCTTTATGTTTTAGGTAGCCTCATAGGGCTGCACGCCGGGAAGACGTGTAAGTACTGCAATTATCAAGAAATTATTAGTTTCTGTCCACCTCAAGGTACGACAGATAAAAGTGTACTGTAGCGGCTGTAGAGGTAACCTTTAACACATCCCCAGCCTCGAGAACACACGGCACACCGTTAAATACGTCGGTAGTGGCGTTTGCTGCTAAGTTTTTACTCTTCAGCAGGTAATTAGTTGTCGCCAGCGCATCTGAGTTGTACTGCGTCACAGAGACGTTTGTGGCGCCTGTGCTGGCATTAGTGACCCGTAGGGACCGTAAAACCGCCGTCGTGGCCGCTGGGACGGTGTATATCGTCGTCTCAGTCGCCGCATTCGGAATAAGGTCCTGATGTAGGTAACGATTGCTCATGTCATGTCAGATCGTAGAACTCAAAAGTGCCGATGATGTCGTTAGTGCCAGCAAATACGCGGGCTGCAAGGGTCAGTGTATCGCTAGTTCCGGCGACTGTCCTGCCCAGCTGCAGATCAAAGTTATAATCAAAAGTCAGGCCAATGCCTGAGGCACTTTGATTAGTGCCGCTCAGATACTGCACATTCAGGATTTCACCACCAGAAAGAGCCGTGGCGCTTGTGTCATAGTCCACGTTGGCAAAGTCGGTGGTGTTGTAAGACGCCCCAGTCAACGTGGCATTGCGTATCAGGGCGATCTCATAGTCATCTGGGTTAGTGCCACTAGGCAGCACAGGCAATCCTGCGGGTAGAATCACCGCGTCAAGACGGTCTGAAGCCAATCGTATGGTAACCAGAGGCTCAAAACTCGTGCCGACACTGGTGTCAGTGGTCATTCGGGCACAGCCCTTTGCAACTCTTGACTGATAGCCGCCCTCGGATACGACCGAAGAGCATACCTGCTTCAGCTGTGAGCTAGAGACCACGGTGTCAGTGTTGGTGATCTCGTATCGAATAGGCAGGATAGCCGTGGTCATGTAAACGCTGGCATTGACGTTAGCGTTATGAAACGTATGCGCCACGATAAGCTGGCCATTGATCACGAAGCCACAGCGCACTGAACCAACGCCAAGCCACTCAAAATCCTGCCACAGTATCTGTGATTTGGTCAGGTCCAGCGTAATCTCGCTGGCGCCATTACCGTCAAAGGTATCACCGTTCCAGCTGGACTGGGCCACTCTCGTGTCTACCGCAGAGCCAGAGGTATAGGTCCGCATCACCAGATAAACTGTATCGTCGTCCTGCTCAAGAAATACACCGTTTTCGCTAGAAAAATAGCCTATTCGCTGCCTGAGATTGGTCTTGGCCGCATCAAACACAAAGGTGTTCATTACCAGCAGGCTTTTACCGGGCTGATATGGGAAAACGCGCTTGGTCTGACGGATTACTTCGTCACCGGAGGCGGTGCCGACATCAAGCTCCGTGGTGCTTGCATTAGCGTCATAGGTTGTTGAGCCGCCACCACTGGTGGACGTGTCAAAGTTACCCGAGTCCTGATAACGGCTCTGGCTGTCGAATAGCGTAAAAGGAGAGCTTACTCTGGCACGGCCAAAAGCATCAGCGGCGGGACCGGAAGGGTATACTGGGGTTGGTCCTGTCACGTCTTCCTCTCCTCCTCTGCTCTCGAACCAAGAGATTGCCGCCAGTGAGTTCTCGCTCGTAATTGGCGTGTAAGTGTTGTTGAGCTGAAACACAATCTGTTCCAGCGATCTGACCAGCTGGTTGAACTGCTCAGGATTGTATTCGCCTGTGGCCGCGTTGGGCAGACGAACATTGGTAATTTTGCTCATCTGAGGCCATCCGGCTGGATATCCACGCGCAGCGTGCCGTAACGCCAGTCGGTGTTAAGCTCGTCGCTGGTAATTTTAAGCGATATCTGCCGTCCCCGCGCCCGCGTGTCCACTTTCTGTGTCGTCGGCGAAATAGTATAAGGGTCCAGCGAGCTGTTTGTTTCGGTGGCCTGAGGATAGGACCGCAAGAACAGGTTTACCGCCAAATCTCCCTGCTGGTCCTTGAAATCCGGTATAAACTTCCGCATCAGCATCATGTTATCACCGTCGCCTATGTCAAAGTAGCCTGACGTGATAAACGCGGACAAAGGCTGGCCATCGGCGTTTATGCCTTTCTCATGCTGATAAACCTGAGAGCGACCTGCCGTCAGCCCGTAGATAGTGGTAATCGTGTTTTCTGTGCCATTTGGGTCGTAGTCAGTACCAAAAGGCTGGTCAAAGGCACCGTAGTCGCGCCATGCGGTTCGAGATAGCGTGCCAATGGCCCACGTGTTTTCGACATAGTTGTAGGTCACGCAGCGATCAATATAGTCACTTTCCTTACTGCAATAAAACCATGTCACCTCGTTGAATTGGCTGTTCAGACCGGCATATATCTTGTTCTTTTGGACAAGGTTAATGTCCTCATACACGTAGTCCTGCACGGTAGACGGCAACTTCTTGACCGTACCGTCGAACACGTAGAAAGCCTCAATACCCATCCAGAAAGCCACGCCGTTCACGTCAATCGCAGCATGTGGCCCAGAGCAGCCACAGTTAGCGCCCAGCTGATTGAAGCCAAAAGTGTAGGGAGGTCCGATAAACTGCATGCCGTGCAGTGACGTGTCAGTGATTATCAGTATCTGACCACGCGATCTAATGGCCGTCACGATCTCATTACCGTCAGTAAGACGCTGGCCGCCAGCGGTGTTGGTCGCACTTTCAACAAAGGTGTTGATGTCTTCTTGGTCTGAGAATCGGACAAACATAGGGTCCTGAGTCGAAGAGTCACCTATGGTGGTCTCAGTGCCAAACAACACCAGATGCCTGTCTGGTGTAGATACCAAGGCAAATTTGCTTTTTGTCGGGGCGTTGGTGACTTGAAAAGCGCGGCTGCTGACGCCTGCACTTAAATCCCAGCGGAAGGTCTTTCCATCCTGCAGCTGACAGATAACATCTTCACCGAAGTTATCAAACTGCCACACTCGTGCAGAGAGACTGATTCCTGTGACGCCTGATCTAGGCGTGCCCCACGTAGAAGCGCCCCAAGTACCAGTGCCCCAGCCAAAGTCGAAAAAGCTGATGTCAGAGCCGGTATTGATCTGATACTCACCCACAACAGAAGCACCGCCATTACCTGTATCTGACCCATCCGCATTGACTGGGGCAGTAATAGTATAAGTGTCTGCGGTCAAGATTTCAGTAATCTCATACTCGCTGTTCAGGGTATCAGCAGTGATCTGGCCACCAAGAGATACTGCACCGGAGAAAGTGACAAAATCGCCCTCAAAAGCACCGTGAGAGGCGTCGGTGACCGTAATGATCGCAGAGCCTGCAGATGCTGAGAAAGTAACGTCCCCGGCTGCAGTGGTTACTCGGATAGGTGTCACGTCATACCATGCACCACCTGTGTTGATGTAAAGCTTCTTGTGCGTGCCAACCATGACATACGGAATGCCAGTCAAGCTGGTCCAAGTGAATATGTCAGAAGGGCGGCCTACAAGGTAGTTTGATGTGGTGTCAGTAAACTCTTCCCAGCCGCCTATTTTTTCAGGCAACCCATAACGGAAGCGCACGTTGTCGCAATCGGTCCAGCCGCCTTCGGCACCGTATTCAGTGTTCTGCTTGTCGATACCGGCCGCCAACGCCAATCTGAAATAAGCCATCGCATCATTCCACGTATTCGCCGGTTGCAATCATGTCTGTAAGCTCTAAAGCCCGACCACCGACCTGTTTTGCCCAGCGAGAATCTAAAAACTCAGTTGCAGCAGTTGCATAATCGGCCACTTCCATAGCGGCCAGTGCCTTTCTAAATCCTCTCAGGCGCGTAGCTCCAAGGTTAAAGGCAATATCGATCATAGCATCTTTTCGGACATCATCTAAGTCGTTAAACCACAGGTATTCTGCAGCTAACTCCTTGATTACGCGGGCTATATCGTTCTCTAGCAGGAAATTAACTTCCTCGTCAGACAGCCCAATGCCATTTTCTGGGTCAATATTACGCCCAATGCCCAGCGTCCAGTACCCCTCAGGGCATTTGTAGGCCACATGACGGCCATTGGTGACCACTTCGCCCTCGTGGCGCTTGAGCATTGCAACCAGCTTTTCCATATTACTTCTTGCCATTAGACCCGCCGAAGAAGAACGCGCTAATACCAGAAACAAGGCCCCCGAGGTATCCCAACACGAGGTTCACCACCCCGTCATCATTGGCGTCAGGCGGCTGTATAGTGACCATAAAGATATAAGCAAGAAAGCCCAGCAGGCTAATTACGGCAAATATCTTCGGTGTCGGGTCATCCCCAAACACGCGCCTAGCGTCCTTCCGGTCTTCGACCTCAGTCTTAAACGACTCAAGGTCAATCTCAAGCTCTCGAATCCGATCTTTGAAGTCAGTATCTGCCTGCTTTACAAGCACCGCCTTCTCTGGCTGCGTTTCCAGTATCTTCTCGATCTTCTCAACCCCAGCATCTGGGACGCCGATCTTACTGGCAACCATCTTGATTGCCATACCGGCCATAGGCCCACCAGCAGCAGAAGCTACCGTGGGAGCAAGGGATTTGAGCAGAGAGCCTAGTTTCATTTGAATAGCAGCATCAGTTGGATGATTAACCTAAGATCAGCTATCGCTTTTGTCTACGCCGTCGGCGTTTTCCTCCGCAACGATCTCATCAATCGTGTCACAGACATCAGGCACCACTACACCTGCTGTAGCAGACAGAGCAGAACGACCTACAGCCCGAATGCCCTTGTAGAACTGTGAGCAGTAGATTTCTTGGTTGTCGATTACACCCTGTACAGATGTGCAGCTAGACAACGTGAAAACAGCTAAAAAGCTAATCTTTAATAAACATTTCATTCGCTATATCCTCCAGTTCTTTGCGAGCTAGTTTTTTGTCCCTAGCAATTTGCACCACTTTCTTGGACTGTGTTTCTTGCTCATCCAGAAACTCTTTTAGCC